GCAAAGTGGCTCATGAGATAGTCACCGTTTCTGAAGTCGTGCTTGTAGCAGTGACCGTAACAATTTTATGGGTTGCCGTAGTCACCGTGGATTGTGTGACACCGGCGGAGAATGAAAGGCTTGCAGATTTTATAATTTTGAAGATAACAACACCGGAGCCACCTGCTCCCCCGCTTGTGGGATTGTTGTAAGTCTGCTGACCTGCGCCACCACCTCCACCGCCCGTGTTAGTTGAGCCAGCGGTTCCCGCCCCCGTTTGGAGTACGCCGTCACCTCCACCGTCAGTTCCGACACCTGCCGCCTGACCACCAGAAGCACCACCACCTCCAGCACGCCCAACTGCTGAACCCGTAATAGATGATGTTACGCCGTCACCTCCGTCACCCCCAAAGCCTGCCCCGTCAGTGGAGCCGTCTTCACCAATCGACCCTGCGCCTCCACCGCCACCTCCAGCGGTATTATTATTTGCCAAGTTCTGGTCTGAGTCACCACCCGCGAAACCCTGAAGAACTGAACCCTGACCACCGTTCCCTGAGCTTTGATAGGTTCCCGCACCACCACCTGACCCCCCAGCCGTAGCCGCATCATCGTATGTACCCCCACCTCCCCCACCCGTGGAAGTTACAAGATTGAAAACAGAATTACTACCCAAAGAACCCCCAGTGTTGCGGTTAGGACCCCCCGCACCACCAGCCCCAACCGTAACCGTATAAGTTCCAGGAGCCAAAGTTAAAGCCGACTCAGCCAAAGCCCCACCACCAGAAGGCTCACCGGCAACATTGGAGCGATACCCCCCAGCCCCACCACCACCCGCACGAGTGTTGTTCCCTGACGCCCCACCGCCACCGCCCCCACCAGCAACCACAACATACTCAGTTGGAAAGGGCGGGCCATAGAAACCAAAGCCCATACGGTTATCTTTCTGAAAGTCCCCAATAGAACTTTTAGACATTCGAGTAACAGCCATTAGTAGTTACCCCCTTTAGACGGTTACTTCAGCACCGAAAGCGTTGAACGACAACTCCGAAGCAGTACCGGAAGCGGCAACTGAGAGAACATCAGTCGCGGCCATAGTAATACCTAGGGTGAGCGTGGTGCTGTCGTTAGCGGCCACCGGAACGTCGTAGGCGAGATAGTGCTTATCAGAAATGGCGTCACCATCAGTGCGCAACGCTAGCCGGAACGTGTCAGCAGCGCTTGCACGGTTAGCGATAATCACAGTACTCAAAACCGTTTCAGTACTAGCCGGGCAAGTGTATAACGTTGTCAGAGATGAGCTAGTCAAGTCAAGCTGACCCAGTGTTTTATAGTTCGTAGCCAACCTACGCTCCCATCAGTAAGAAATTAGTTTCAAAGCCGCCGCCACCCGCGCTGAAAGCGACCCAGGATGCGCCTGTGTAATATTCTAGCGCGTCAGTATCTTTGAGGTACGAGAACATTCCCTCAGTAGGTGTACCAATCGCTGAACCACGAGCAGCCGTACTCGCAAAAACCATCACGGTCTGCTGCATCAAATACGTGTCAACGTCAACGGCTGTGAGTACCTCACCTGCCTGAAAATCTTTGAAGCCGGCACCTGCCATGTTGTTACTCCTTAGAAGGCCAAAGCGTTAGAACCTAGTTTACCGAACACCGCGTCATCCAATACCAAGAACGTAAAGTCTAACGCAGCCACACCAATCACAACGTCGTGACGTGTTTCCTCCACCACATTATCAATTCGGATAACTTGCCCGTACTGTTCAATCGGTGTGCCTATATCGTTAGGCGTGAATTTGATAAGAATAACGTCGCCGATTTCCATAGCGAGAACAGTTGCCTTATTACCGGCACCCATAGTGTCAAGGTTCATGGATATAGCATCAAAACGATATTCAGGGTCAGCGTATTTGCTGACAATAAAGTCGGCCAGGTTATCGAGCTGCGCTTGACTGTTGACCAGTGTGTCAATACTTTCAGCACTCACCCCATACGCGGTACGGCTGCGCTGATTGTTAGCAATACCTGTGCCGGCTGCTGAGGTAACAACGGCGCTGTTCACTAGCAGCTCGGTACCGTAGTTGACGGCAACACCCGTGAACGGGATACCCGTACCGTCATCAGCGAACGTAATCAGGCTGTCAGTTGTCGGGGTGGCGTCAAGCCTGCTCAAAAACGTCAGCACACCCATACGTGAAATGAATAGTTGCCCCTGTTCGCTCGCCTCAACAGTGTGCAAATAGTCAAGGGCGTTACCCTCAATCAGGTCGGTGCCCAAAATTGACTCGCCCTCACTGATATTGCGTCGGTCAACCGGCCAATCAACTGAAGCCATATCCAACACCGCACTCACACGCGCCCCAGAATCCTGCGTGCTAGCAACCTGCGTAGTCGTGAGCTGCCTAGCCAACAACGTAAACTCATCAGATGCCTGAATAACCGCGTTGCTTTCACCCGTAGGGTCATACTCGAAGTTCCAGTCATCAGTGATACCCGTAAACACCCGCACGCCGTCAGTGGTGACCCGTATTTCACGTCTAGGTATAACGAGGCTGCTGAACTGAGCTGCGGGGTACTGAGGGTCAAATGCTCGCGTTTCGTTATTCAAAACCACAGAACACGTGCCAGCGTCAAACCTGTCTAGTTCACGGTTCTTGCCACGCGCTATACCTACCGTGCGCACGAACGCTGACACGTCAGTAAACACCACACCGCCGAGCGTATAAACCGTGTTATCTAGCACACCCGCTATCGGGTCGTCAAGGATAAAACCCTCAACGTCACCAACCTCAACAATGGTAGCCATTACGCCCTCGCAAATACCGGGCCGGAGATACGTTCGTATCGGCGTATCTCTTTGACAATCTGTTCACCAATACGTGTCCCGTCAGCGCCCATACCAGCGTTCACGGTGATGTTATATTGCCCGCCCATGTTCATGCCAGGCTTCAACGGTATAACTGCTTCGTCGTAACGGCCCTCACCAATGTTTGCAAAGATACCGCCAGGGCGTGCCCGCACAATACCGCCCTCAGCTAACCCAATACCGCTAGCCTTCATTACACCTTCGAACGTTGACGTGTCAGCGGGTGTGTACGACAGCGCCCTAATACCTGCCAGGGTTGACGTGTCAACAATGCGAGGGATAACGGGTATGTCAACGGGTGGCGGTTTGGGCATTTCAATTTGACCAAAGTCAACACGCATCACCATGTCAAATTCAGTGTCTAGGAATTCGTTACTGGCGGCGATAACTTTGTTGATGGTGTCAATCCACCCGTTCGCCCAATCCTCAATCCCCTTGAGCATGGTGTTCAAGTTGCCAATGAGCCAGGTTGAGAACTCGTACCATTTCTGACGCCAGCCCTTGATGGTTTCAGAGGTAGCCTCAGCCCATAGGCTGAACACCTCAATCAGGTAACCCAAAGCCGGCACCACGTTTTTATCTATCGTTTCAGCCAACCACTGCATCATCGGTATGACCAAGGTTTCAAGAATGTAAGCAATGAGCGGCAGCAGTTCCTCAATGAGCGGCATACCCGCTTCAATAAGGTCAAGCACTAGCGGTGCTAATGACTCAAACAAATCAGCAAACAGTGGCATCATCTGTTCAATGAGCGGGGCCATGGTTTCGATAATGTCAACCAGCAACGGGGCAAACAAGGCCATCGCGTCAGTGAGGAAGTCACCTACCAGCGGTATCAGTGTTTCAAAAATTGGCAGCAAAGCGTCAATCAACGACACGAACGGTGGCAACAGTTGCGCAATTAGCTCAAGAACAATGCCCGCAATCTCACCGATGAGCGGGAGAAACGGTATCAGCGATTCAATAACGTCAACAAAAACGTCAGCCAGTTCGACAAGGATTGGTGAAAGCGACTCAAAAATGTCAGCAAAGACAGGCAGCAGCCGGTCTATTGCGGGCTGCAAAGCCGTCATCAAGTCAAGCAAAATTGGTATCAGTATTTTGCCAACCTCAAGGCCGACGTCAGAGATGGCTGATTGCATAAGCGCAAACTGGCCACTAATTGTGTCGAGTTGTTTGTTAGCGACCTCCTCAGCGGTGCCGCCAGCGTCGCGAAGGTTGGTTTCGTATTCGCGCAACTTTTCACTATTGCCGATGAGGGCTAGTGTTCCCGCGAGGGTTTCTTCTGTAAAGCCCAAAGATGCAAGTTCAGCGCGTTGCTGCTCAACAGATAAACCACCGAGCGCCCCTTCAAGGTCGCCAACAATGTCCGCCATGTTGTTCATAGCGCCTTCGCTGTCGAACACCTCAACACCGAGGCGGTCAAACGCTTCAGAGTTCTTGAGTGCGCCCTGCGTCAGACCACGTATAGCAGCATTGAAGGTGGTACCAGCCTGCGAACCCTTGATACCCTGGTCGGCAAACACTGCAAGAACAGCGACGCCTTCTTCCATCTCCATATTCAGGGCGTTCATAGACGCACCGGCTTTGTTAGTCAGCGCTTCCGAGAACTGTGAAACTGATGCATTCGCCAGGGTATTTGCCTTGACCAAAACGTCGCCGAGGTCGGCCATGTTCTGAAGGTTCTCTGTCGTGTCGTCTGAAGTCAATCCGAGCGCCGACTGTGCGTCAGTCAGTAGGTCGGTTGCAGTAGCCATGTCAAACATTCCGGCCTGAGCAAACTGTGCAACCTGCGGCAAAGCCTTCAAAGACTGCTCAGCATCAAGGCCAGCGCTAGCTAGGAAGAAGAACGACTCGGCAGCTTCGTCAGCGCTGAACGTTGTCGTTTTGGCAACCTCACGAGCAGCATCAGCCATGTCGTTACGCATAGCGTCAGACACGTCACCCATGATGGCGACAGACTGTTGCATCTTGGCGTCAAAGTCTGCAAAGCTGCGCACGCTGGTAACAGCTATGGCACCCATTGCGGCGGTAGCCGCGGCAGCAATACGGCCAACGTTCTTACCAAACTTCGATAAACCTGTTTCGGCTTTATCGAAACCCTTTTTGTCAAACTTTGACAGAATGTTCAGATAAATAGCCATGTCACATCGCTCTCAGTTTTTGGTTAGTTTCAGCAGCCAACTTGTTCACAGCGACCATCGCTATGCCTTGAACGTACGGGCGTGAATCCAAGAACGCATCAAACGCGAACCGGCCAGCCCTGCCACGTATGGGGTAATACTTTTCCAAACCCTCAATCATGCCGTCGCCCTGCCCCGCAATCCTGTGCGTGCGCATAACTTTGTCACCGCGGCGCTGGTATTCCTTAGAGCGGGGCTTAGGCGTGTTGCGACGCAAACCTGCCAGCTCACCGTAATCAAAACCTAACCCGCGGGCACCACCCGTAACACTGATGCTGACAAGGCGGGTACCGCTTTTGCGTGACCGGCCAGGGGTAAAATTGACTACGGGTTTGTTTACACCACGCCAGCGGGTACGGCCACGATGGTTCATGCCGCGCAGTTTTGAGTCACGCGGAATACTAGACGCAATTTTTGCGGTAACTGGTTCTATGCTGCGCTTCAAGCCGCTACGCAGCTCGCGCACTAAATTGCTGTCAGTTTCCCGCAGCACTTTTATAGCGCGGTTGATGTCAGCTTGGTCAAACGTGACTCGTGACTGTAACACCGGCGGCTCCTAACCACCCCATTCTATCGCCGGCGTTGCTTTTGCTGATGGCTACGCCAGACCAGGTACCGCTCAATCGTGAACAGCATACGCGGCTCAAGCTTTAGCAACTCGTTAGGGCTAATGCCACTTTCAACGGCCAGGCTAGCGATGTGCCAGTGCATAGACTCATCGCCGAGCCCCGCTATTTTTTTGGTTCGGCAGCCGTCACCATGTCAACAGTTTCGAGCCACTTCTCGAACTCAAGCTTTGTTTCCCCTGTGCGGTGCAACACGTGCCACGCCAGGTAAAACAGATGAGTCATTTTGAGTTCTTTTTCAATGCGAGCCATGCTCATATCGAATTTGGTTTCGAACGCAACAATGTCAGCGGCAATGCCAGTAACATCGGTGCTAGTGCCGTCGTTGAGCTTTACGTGTAGGTTGAAATTCATAGCTCTATACTACGCTGTTCCGCGGGTAACCTCACCCACGACAGGCCAGGTGACTGACATCGTGGCGAGGTCGCCAATCGAGTTCGCCAGTGGTTGTGTCTGGGTGACGAGCGCCGTGAACGAATATGAGGGATTCGATGCTGTTGCGCTGCCGCTGGTCGGCTTAGCAACGATGGCAACTGTGCCGCCGAGGTTGCTCCACAGAGTTTCGTCAACGGAACCGCTAGCGAAATCCTGGTGAAAGTCAAGGCTAACCGAAGCATCTTTGAGGCCGCCGATGCGGGTACGCCATGCGCTTCCGAACGCTGTCGTTTCCTGCTCTTCGCTCGTGATGTCAATGGTCACAGCAGCCAGGCTAGAACTAAAATCTGTGCCGCCGATTGAAATGTTGTAGTCCTGTGCAATTAGCTTGGCCACGTGTTACTCCTTATTCTGCGTAAACCGTGACGATTACGTCCATCGCCACGTATGTTACTTCACCAATAATAGCCGAACCGATGTTAGTCATTTCGGTTACGCGACAGTCAATCGCGGTACCGCCTAACGTCTTATCTGATTCTATCGCAGCCTTGATTGAGCGTGCGCCCGTGCTGATGTAATCGTTCAAACGTTCCTGCGCACGGCGTTCATCAACCCGCGCCACAATAACTGACACTGAGAACTGCAACGTGTTCAGGCCGGCAGCAAACGCCGTGTCGTATAGCACCGAGTTCAAACTCACCACCGCAATAGGGGGGCTGATGTTGTCAGGTATTTCAGCTGCGGTACGAAGGCCGTCAATAGTGCCAACGTTCGCGGCAATGCCGTCACGAATGTCTGTTATGTTCACGCCATCAA